CTTTTGCTCATCTATGGGGCACGTTTGTGATACGTATCATGCATTCACTTGCGTGATGAATGATGATCTTCCTGCACGAGTTATTCTCGTGCCGAAAGATTCTCGCGGGCCGCGCCTTATTTCTTGTGAACCCGTTGATTTTCAATGGATTCAACAAGGATTAGGCAAGGCTATTGTAGACTTGGTGGAATCGCATTATCTCACAAGAGATAGTGTGAGGTTCACCGATCAACAACCAAACCAATTCGGAGCTGTTCTTGGCTCTATAACTGGTGAGTATGCGACATTAGACCTCAATGAGGCTAGTGATCGTGTATCTGTTGATCTAGTTCATCTACTGTTTCCGAGTAAGGTTCTTCCTTATTTAGAGGCAGCTAGAAGCGTAGCTACCGAGTTGCCTGACGGCAGTATCATTAAACTCAGAAAGTATGCACCTATGGGGAGCTGTCTTTGCTTCCCCATAATGGCATTAACAATCTGGGCGATACTTGCTGCCGCAACTCAGAACGCGGATGCTCGCGAGAGCATCTATGTGTATGGTGATGATGTGATCGTCCCAACGGCGCAAGCCGGAGACGCGATCGAACTGCTCGAATCATTTGGGTTGAAAGTCAACCGTGATAAGAGCTGCATCAAAGGACTATTTCGTGAGTCCTGTGGCGTAGATGCCTTCAAGGGCACTATTGTCACACCGATACGTTTACGTACGGTTTGGTCATCAAAACCATCGCCTGACGTCTATACGAGTTGGATCGCTTATGCGAATTCCTTCTACGATAGAGGGTACTTCTCTACCTACGAGTACATTGTAGGGGCGTTGTGCAGCATTTACGGCACAATACCGAGTGACGACATGGATCTCCCGTGTCCAAGCTTACGAGAGTATGCTGAGGTAAGGCCTTTGCGTACCAGATTCAATGCTAACCTCCAAAAGAGGCAGTATCGGGTTTGGGACGTCAGGTCACCTGTCGTACTTCACGAGTCCGAAGGGTGGCAGATGCTTCTCCGGTTTTTTACGGAGAGCAAATCTGCTGCTGGTTCGGAACCGACAGTTACGGGCATCCCTTGGTTCTTACGAATCAAGGCGCCTTTCAGAGTCGGCTCATACACGCAACGTCACACAAGCAAGCTTGTGAGAAGTTGGCGATGATGGCTAAGAAAATAAAC